TACCTGCCATTTGTGCTGTCGAAGTAGCACTAGTTATAGTCGCATATTGGTACAAAGGTATACTAGTTGCAGGTGTACAACCATCATTACCGTCTACAGTAAACACAATTTCTGCCCCATTCGGACATAAGTTATTTATCTCAAAAGTACCCTCGAACGCTTCAACGCTATTACGCTGAAACCCAACACGCCACACAGCGTAATCATCATACGGATCAACTGCTAAATCATAAGTACAAGGTGCTTGCGGATTAACATCTGGATAACACTGATAAGTTACATTCGCCCCACTATCCTGTAAATACAAACCATATATCGTATTATTGTGAACAGGCGTATCGATCGTAATTTCAGTACCAACACTCTCAATCGTATATCCACTAGTTACACCATCACTATCTGTGGAACTTATATCTGCACGCACAAAAACAGGTATACAAAGTATAAGAGTACATAAAATAAACGCCCTATATCGCATTATAATTTGCGGTTAATCTCTTTCAACTCATCTAATATCAAACGAAGATACATAATCTGATCATCACTCTTTTTATTAACAAGCTCTATCTCAACTGCTTTGTCATATGACAAAGACGTACTTGCTACAAGATCCAATACCTTTTTATCTTGCCCATACGAACTTAACTTCACTTGATCTGATAAAGACATAACCTGCTCAACTTGTGGTTGAGCGTCAACTACAACCTCTGACTGTGCATATACAAAAGAACCGAGCAAGAGAATAGCACATATAACAAACAAATAAGAGCCATTTTTCATATTATTTCCACAAAGGTACCCTCTTTGATCTAGGTACTCCTTTATAATATTGGTTATTCCAAACTGACCTGATACCCGAACTGGGCAAACATACATGATTCAAATCAGCTGACAATTTAGTCATATATTTCATATTACGTTTACTATACCTAGCATATTCCTTATCACCACTCCTAGTACGCCATTTTAGATATCCAAATAAACTCATAATATTAATATTAATTATAAACCGAACCTAGCACCCTTACCAGTAAAACGACCACGAACTAAAGCCTTCATCTGTGCTTTTCGATGACGAAAACCATGAGAATTACGTTTATTTGAACCTAAAGCACACCTTAAAACACTGAATAGCCCACTATCTATTTTTGCTTGTAATAATCCCTCGGAATTATATTCATACTTCATATCCCAAGTTTATCACTTTTTATAAAAAAGTTATCCACAGGTTATCCACAGTTTGACATGTTTGACTTTTTCCCCTTTTATCACTAAAATAGGGAGTAGTCTTTTAAGACACGAGCACCCGTCCCAAAAGACGGGCGCGCAAGTGGAAGAGCGACCAAAAGACACGACCATATTTTAGTAGTGAAAAAACAAGAAAACAGAAAATATGGTAAACACCTCAAAAAACGCCGAAATATTTTGCCCAATTTGTCAACTTCCCCTCGCCAAAAAAAATAGCTTAGTACGCTATCATATAAGATATACACCACCATTAACGATCCTTGCATGCAAATACTGCAACTACATCGAATATTTGCTACGAAACCCTGAAAAAATCACCATAAAAAACAACCCTACAACGCTATACAGAGCCCTTTGCATTATTGCGTTTCATTCTAAAATTCTGCCAAACTCTACTAAAATATACCTGCAAAGCTCGAATTTTATCCCTAAAAGTTAGATCATAAGCCTCAAACTCAACACTCTGTGATTTTGGTATACCTTGCGCTAAATAATCAGTATTGTATGCTCTAAATACAGACTTACGTGCAAAATATGTCTTCACCGAAATCGGCTCTGAATTTTCATCTACTGTTTCACCAGTCATATTTTGAAACTCATATCTAGCAAATCTAACCCAAGGCCATGAAGCTATTTTTACACACTTATAGAAACGATTTACATTGCCACGTGCTGACACCTGTATCGCAGTCGGCCTTTGCGAAATTATGTTCAAAGTGCGGTGATAGTGTCGAGTATGTAAAATCAACCTACGCTTGCTCTTTGCAAATTTTGTGCCCTCATAAGAATCAAACATATCTTGTCCTTCATCGAAAAATATCTGACAATCATTCAACTTCGATAACCACTCAACAAGATCCGCAGTAGATTCAAATTTCTCTGGATCAAAATAATGAAGATTTTTAGCGCATGGTATACGATAAAACCTTTTCTTATGAAAAATCGTATTCCATAACAGCAAAAAAAGATTTTCTCTATCATCAAAATCACTTACTTCTATGCGCCAATTAGCATAAACAACCTTACCTTGCTTCAATAATTCCAATATATCAGCCGTTGCATTGTAAGTCTTACCATTACCTATAAGCCCATAATACATGTTTATAGAGCCCTCAGTCGCACTAAAAACATCAATCAACTCATCTGATACTACTTTTTTACCTATATTCATATTAATTTACTTCTTTAACTGGTGCTCGTGATCCTAAAAAGAATTTAACTATTAATAACACTATTTCAAACGGTATCACTACTTTCAAAAATACTGACCATAATATTTGCGCATACGGAAAAGTATCCATAAAACTATTCCAATACAAAACCACAGAAATCAATGTATTTCGCAAACTCTCACCAACTAAAGGAATTGACGCAAGATTCACTTCTGGAAAAAAAGCAAATATTATACCGAAAATCACAATAACTACATTTAATAATAAATTGGTTATCATTTGCGGTTTTTATAAAGCCACTCCTTTAATTTATAACTGTCATCACTAGAACTATTATCGCTCAAAGCACCACGATCCCCAAAATGATTATAAGTAGGTATCACATGCGAACCAAGCAATCTAGAAATTATATATAAAGTAAGTGCAAGATATACAAATATATTCCAATAATAACTAGTAACATCATAGAAAGTTTCCGTACTACTACCAGTCAAATTCCATGTACTCGTGGCATATAATATAAAATCCAATGAATTAGCTAAATTAACATCTAAAGTTGCACCTGCACCAACCATTCCATTGGGAATTGTTATATCTAAAACAGGCATACTACCAACAGTGGTAGTACTCAAAACTACAAGAAAATCAGTAACATATCCCAAAGGAAAATGAGTAAGCACATTATCGTACAAACTATCCATACTAGCTCGCATTCTTTGCTGATCGGGAACAAACATAAACGACATACATTTATATGCGTCCCAATATCCAAAAATAGGTATACACGAATTACTATAACCAACCGTAGTCGTTGCACCTGATTGTCCCAATACAGTATTTATATAATCAGCACTATTTTGCGACAAATCTCCAATCCAAGTACTAGAACCGACTATAAACTGATTAACCTGCCTGTCGTACACTATTCCAGTACCAACCGAAAGCCCTAAAAACGGCTGTGAACGCATATCGAGCGTTACTTCTACCGAATAATTACCCTGCGCTAAATACTGAGTAGTAGAACCATAAAACCAACCTGAAGTAGTCGCTAATCCTGAATACAAAAGTATATTATTTGTTGAAATAATACCTGCAGTCAAACCTGACAAAATCGTATTCTGATCCAGCACATTCCACGTAAATCCCACAGTAAAATAATTACCTACATCTTCTGGCGCTATATAATAAACCACTTGAAAAGTTATGGGACTTGTAGAAGCAGTCGTGCTACCTAATACAGCACCGTCATCTGGCGTCATATCAAAAATCCTAGTATTACCAAAACAAGAACTACCACAAGAAGAACTAGCAATCCACTCAGTAATTAATTGCGTATCCTCGTCATAATAAAAATGATAAGACACTGATCGAGACGAGTGATCAAATGAAAATCCAGACGGATAACTATCAACGCTTCCACCCTGATACCAATAATATCCACTCGGCAAAGATATATCTAAAGAACCAACTGCTTCACTACCTGCATGATTTGTCGCTGTCCAATACATAATCAAATACCCAGACGCATAACCTGCAACATCAGAAGCATAAATAGCACGATCACTTTCACCTGTATCAGTATTATAAATACATGGCGCAGATACAGAAGGACTATAAGAATTACATACTGAATCATCATTAGAATAACCACTCGCACTAGCTGACATAGGTATAGCAGTAAGCCCTGCTACTATAATAAATGTCGCTATTGCTAAGAATTTTCTCATAAGTATAATAATATATGTTTCTGCGTAAAGACCACCCTAATCGGTGGTTTTTGCGTTTACTAACGACCTATACCAGTGAACTTGTGTGCCAATCTCCACATGAGATAGATAAAGCCGATACCAAGTAGGAAAGGCCATGACACCTGCACTAGCCAAAGACCAAAAGCCACAGCAGTAGAAATAAGCGAAGTGAAAACCGAGTATATATCAGAAGCAGTCAACCCGATAGAATTAAACACTGCTGTCGTACTAGCATTTAATGTAGGCATATATTATGTATATTTATCCTCATATGAGTTGAGATAATCTCCGACATAGGACACACCCGCACTAACGCACCGATGCGCCCTGTTCTGTGCCTTGCTAGATAATTATCCGTCTTACGCCAATTCTTAGACAGCGGAAACAAGGCACAGAACAGGAATCACCACTTAAACAAACCAAACAACTTAAAGATCGTATACACACTAAAAGCAATCGCTACTGACATCACAAGTGCAAATATTATATCACTGGTCATCATCGACTTATTTCGTTTATAAGATCCCTTATAATCTCAACAAACTTATACAAAAACTTAAACAACAATAGCCCGAATACTATTCCAAAAGTCGCAAACAAGAAAAAATATACTAGTGTTACTGCCATTTTGATCGTTTCTTATTGAAACTGTTAAATATAAACGCAATCATAGCTATCATCATAATCGTTATCTGTACTAATAACAAAAAAGATATATTACCTGCCATTTGTGCTGTCGAAGTAGCACTAGTTATAGTCGCATATTGGTACAAAGGTATACTAGTTGCAGGTGTACAACCATCATTACCGTCTACAGTAAACACAATTTCTGCCCCATT